TGTACCACGGCTGGGCTGGAAGGGTACTCAACTGGAGCAAATTCGGGGACCTGATACTCTCCGCCCTAAAGAACCCGGCAACCTCCGAACTGCTCAAGAAATACCTTCCGCAGATTAAGACCAATAGTGCCTGTAAGACAGTGGCATCACAGGCTGACAACATCCTAGCCAAGTGGATTTGCTCCCTGGTGTTCGGCGGTAAGGAGAGCTCGGCAAACTACAAGAAGTATCGCCAGCTCAAGACCAGTGGTACAGCGCATCAATGGCAACAGCTCATCTCCAAACGGAAGTTTGAAGAGATTGACTTTGCCACCATTCATGGCCGCGCGCTGCATCTCCTGGTAAAGAGCAAGTTCCTAAAGAATGCTGGCCTGGAGGAGAAATATAAGTCCTGGATTACAGCTCCGGAGACGGTGGCAGTAAAGTTCACCGGTTTCGTTCATGAGCTCTTTAAGGGACTGGGTGCCAATGGTACCAGTGGATATGGGTTTGGTTTCGGAAAATGCAAGTATCCTACTCTTACCGACGTACCCCTGCACGAGCAGGAGACTATCAACAAGCAATTCGCTACCCTGGTAGAGAAAGGCAAGGCTGAGAAAGAGGGGATGTCTGGGCTCATTGTTGTCCGGGATACTTCTGGGAGCATGAGCGCAGAAGCGCAAGGCTCAGGGATGACCTGTTACGCAGTGGCCAAAGCCCTCGCACTGTATTTCTCAGAGTTCCTGAAAGGGAGATTCTCCAATTCCTGGATTGAGTTTAATACAAAGGCGAAGATGCACAGCTGGGAGGGAAAAACACCCCTGGAGAAGTGGTTTAATGATGGTAGTGGATTTGTAGGTAACACTAACTTCCAATCGGTCATCAACCTGTTTTGTGCGCTCCGTACGGACATTCCCGAGGAGGATTTTCCCACGGGAATCTTGTGTATCTCCGATGGAGAGTTCAACCCTGCACATGCAAGCAAGACCAATGTCTCCTATGCCTTACAGGCACTCCGTGATGCGGGCTTTAGCGAGGAGTATGTAAAGAACTTCGTTATCGTACTATGGAACCTGCAGAGCCGTTATTACGGCCCTAAAACAGGCTCTAAGTTTGAGACCTACGAGACCGATACACCCGGGGTATTTTATATGTCAGGATATTCAGCGAGCACGGTTGCATTTGTGACGAGCAAGATAAAGAATGCGCAGGAGCTCTTCGATGAGGCCATGGGTCAGGAGATACTTCAAATGGTTGAGGTATGATTTACGACGTGATTCTTATTCTCATCTTTACAGCTGCAGTGTGGCTTGCCTTTGAAACAATACGCATATTGCTCTTTATTATCGCGTTTATCGCAATCACTTGGAACTTGGATGAACCGGAGGAGGATGAAGATTTTGAGGATGATTGTCTTTGAGGATTCGCATAAACTCGCTTACTTTACAGTCTTGAATTTTTAGAGGTTTAGTTTTAAATCCCCGGGATTCGCCTCCCGGGGGTTTTTTCTTTGACATGTTGTTTTTAGAAGGTCAGTCCAGCAAATCATACACAAACTATGATTCAGTCCCTAATGTCCTCCGAGAGTAATCGGAATCGATAAGCGACCTGACCTGGTAATTAAATGCTTGTCGCCCGAAAGGGTAGGATAAAGGATAGAAGGACAAAGTTTACACCAAACCCCGGGAGCCTTAGCAACTCCCGGACAAGAAGTCGCTCAGCAAACACAACGCTAATGGATCTATGGGTCAGCGGTTCGAATCCGCTCTTCCCCTCGACTGCCAACCAGTCCAGGTATATAAAGTAGGTAAAAGTCCCTCGAAAGACGTTCGGGGGCAACTTGGGGAAGTAGCTCAGTTGGTAGAGCAATAGTTACGCAAACAAAGGACTTCTGGCAATTTTTGAGCAGTGCTCTTCTTAACCCCGTGTGGAAGTTTTCGAGCTTTGAAGAATGGTTACAACAGCCAGCGAAATAGAGTATCAAAGATTGTACAAGAACAGTAACAGCAACACAACTAGCCTGTCACGCCGGGAACATTGGTTCGAATCCAATTGCCTCTTCGGAGGTATCGTCTAGGGGTTAGGACACCGTAAAATTCTGTTCTGAAAAGATTCGATACAGCAAATAACTAAACATCAAACTTGTAATTTGAAACGTTGAAAAACTCGAATCTGATAAGATTGCTTCAGCAAACAAACTAAAATTCAACCAAACACTGCTGCCTTCGGGCATGTGGGCTTCGAGACCCACCATCTTCATAAGAGGATGTGGCGAAATGGTAGACGCGGTAGTCCTGAATCAAAACAGCAATCTGATTTTTATTTAATTCAAAAAAGGGCTCACACAGCAACGTATTATACAATCTGCAAAATTGTTCCCATACTGAGCCCTGGACGCACTTAAAGATAAAAAAGAACTCTCCGAGACGCGGAGGGGTAGGCTGGTTTCTTCCTGGGACCGGCCTTCTTTTTTAATTCATACCAAACATTACTACCATGAAGGAGAAAAAATGTAGGCGGTTTATCTGCATAGGATGTGGTAATGAAATACTAGAGTACACGACTGATAAAAAAGACATTTTCCCTCACTGTAAAAATTGTAAGTGTACGCGCGTACATCTGTACCTAAAAGATGAATCCAAACCCGAAAATTAAATGTTAAATTCTACCACTGAACCCGTAGAGGATGTGGAGATTGATTTAGAGAAGTTGTTATCATCGAGACTCGTCGTTTACAATGACGACCACAATTCATTTGTTCATGTTATTCGAACCTTTATGCAGGTTCTCAAGCACAGCGTTCAACAGGCCGAACAATGCGCCTGGATAATCCACCATAAAGGAAAGTGTTCTGTTAAAGAGGGGTCTATTGACGAGCTCAAGCCTTACCGCGATGCCATCACGGAAAACGGTATTGATGCCCGTATAGAATAAATCAAAACTTTTATTTAACTTAACCTTTGTAAGCTCTTTTTAAAGAGAGTATACTGCATCATCGAAACCCCACACGAAATGATAGCTATCGAAAAGCTTCATCTCAACAAGTTGAAGCAAGAAATCGTAAGGTCGGAAATTGATTCTGTAAAGAATACCATCCAACAACTCCTAGCCGTCAAACGAGCTATGGAGACTCACCACACAGACCTTATTATTAAGATGATGGCCCTTACCAGTGAGGAAGTCGAACTCAAGACTCAAATCCACCAATCAAGTAAAATCAACTAATCAATTTATGATAACACGTAACCGTGCCCGAATTGTGGCTGTCCTTGGCACAGCAGCATTGAAGGATTTTCATTCACAAGAAGAACGCGAGCTCGCACACCAACTCCTGGAGAAAATGGAGAAAAACAACGAGAGCGACAAGGCCGCGAAAGCACCGAAAACAAAGAGAAAAGTCAAGGCTACCGTCGCGCCTGAGCCTGCCTACGAAGAAGAGTCTTTATGACCAAACGCGAAGCGGAGTTGAAAAAACAAATGCACCGCAAGATTGTAGATACTTGTGAGGAAGTAGTACCCATCGCTAAGATGGTGTACTACACCCCCACATACCAGAAGCAGAAACATACTCGGCTCCCTCTGAAGAAGTTAATTTCAAAAGAGAGGGTACTAGAGATTCAACGGGCAATCGCTACTGGCGATGGGTCCGATGCAGTACAAAAGCTAAGGGAATTGAATGACAGTTTGGAGTCATTTGAATCCAGGCTTACCAAACGTAAAAGATGACTCATGGTACAGTTTATCGATGGTTTGACTCTCTCGGTAACGAGAATGTAAGACACATTGATGAATCTGACTTTGAGGTCCACCAGGAATTAATAGACAATATCATTTCGCATCGAGACCTACACCTAATGACCAACGAAGATCTACGATTACGGGTCACCGTACACGAACGGTACTGGGTCTCTTACAATATGCTTCAAGACAATGATTTTTTCCGCGTTTGGAGGCTTCATAAAAACTAAACAATGGACATTTTTAATACAGAGCAGTTTCGAACTGCAGTCATCATTGTCTCCCAACGGCAACACGATTGGACTCCGCGTGAATTTATGTCGGTTTTACACGTGCACATTTTGCGCTCGATGAAGAGGGGAGAGGTTCAGGACAATGTATTCGTCTTATACTTTACCTTACTCCATCGCCTTACAGGCTCGCGGAGTGTTACCCGAACTACGATTCTTAATACACTAAATAAAATAAACTGGATATGAAAACAACAATGTTACTCTTACTGGTAATGTTACCGGTATTGACGGCAATGAACGGAGACATTTCAGTTGAGCGTGTAGAGATGGATATTGAGCAGAGGATGAAAACACAGCTCTTCTTTAATGCAATACCTGAGCCTATGCAAGGACTTATCATTGCGCAGGCTAAGCTCGAAAGCGGAAGCTTTACCAACAGACTCTCCAGGGAAGGAAATAACATATTTTCTATGCGTCATCCCACGAAGAGACCTACACTTTCCCTTGGGCCGTTACTTCGTGCAGAGGGACGATGCTGCTACGCGGCATTTGAATCAATCGAGACTGCAGTAGACGATTACATTCTGTACATGGAGCACTTCAATGTTCCTGATACCTTCACCACCACACAAGAGTATGCGACCTATCTGAAACGAAAAGGATACTACGAGTGCTCGGTGGAGGATTACACGAGATTGCTGAATAGTTTACTTTAATTTTTTAACCAATTAACTTTATGGGACAAGTTGACAAAAACAATGAGAAGGTAACAACACCCACTCATGACAAAAGTAACTGCTGGTTTGACGGGGAGAAATACATCCCCCTGAACGAAATGACCGAGACACACCTGCGCCGTGCTAAGAAATATGCACAACGTATGGAGGAATACCACCATTTCAAATCCGGAGAATTTTGCGACAAGGTAGACATGTTGGAAGCTGAAGCCGAGCGTCGCGGCATTAAGCTCAACGATTACCGCTCCAAATACCACAAGAACAACAAGAGGTTCAGGAACTATATTGAAAACATGCCAGAGAAGTAATTCTATGACAAGTGTTCGATTACACCGATACGCGATGTCATGTTATCATGGCTCGCGTATCGTTCTTGGTGTATCCCAAGAAGGATATATTGCAGGGATACGACTGAATGGCGACGGAGTTATAGAAGTATTTTATGTAAGCTCTCCGATGTCGTACGTTAAACAGATTACTATTACTCTTTATGAGGAAAATGCAGAAATAGCTGGTTACGATTTTAATGACGGTATCAATCTCGGGGTATTCGTATACGGTCAGACTGCATACATCGCATTAGCAAAATTTATTTAAACCGATGGATTACCAGATTTTGAATTTCACAATACCGTTAATCCATGATGGCGTGACTTATCTTCGGATTTATGAAAATGGATATATTACAGATGCTGTTCTCTACTCAGGTGGATACGGTTCTCTATATTGTAATATTTATTTTCTGAGCGGTTCCCATGATAGCGTGTCTTACAAAGACATTACATTAAGGGTATTTAAAATGGGAGAACCAATCCTCTCCACTCAGATTGAGAATGCAATCCCTATTAAAACCATACATTTCGAAACACAAACATTTTTAATAGTAGCACAGTATACATGAAAAAAACATGGATTTACGATATCGAGACGCTTATCAATTGCTTCGTTGTTGTATTTAAGCAGGTCGGTGGGAAGGAGAGACGTATCTTCATCATTCACCACTTGCAAGACGACCGCGCAGCGCTGTACAAATTTATGCGTGACGAGGTGGAAGAGCTTATTGGTTATAATTGTCTGAACTTCGACAGTAAGGTCATGCAGTTTATATTGAATTTATACGAGAGTTTGAACGAGTGGGATGCGCGAACCATTTATGAATTCGCACAAGAAATAATTCATGAGAAAAACCTAGAACCCGGACTCAGAATCCCACATCGCGATTTATTTAAACTCCATCACTTTGATAACCCGGCCCGGGCAACCTCACTCAAGTGGCTGCAATGCCATCTGGGCATGGAGAACATCCAGGATATGCCCATTGAACATGATACAGTGATTACCACCTGGGAAGAGATTGAAACCATAATTACCTATTGTGACAACGACGTAGATACAACCGAAAAACTTCTTTTTTATCCCAAGACGCAAGAGCTTATCGAAGTCCGTAATGAGATGGAGAAGGAGTACGGCATACCCTGCAGGAACCTTTCCAATTCCTCCATGGGAGAGCGCATCCTCCTGGATTTTATTCCGGGAGCAGCATATAGTTCCCCTTTGAGACCGGAGCCTTTTAAACTCACAAGAGTTATTTTACCCTACATCCGCTTTCGCAGCCCTGAATTTACTACGGTGCTTGAGCGAATGAAAGGCATTATTGTCAACCCCAATGACGAGGAAAGAGAGCCTTTCAGCTTTTCCGTTGATTTTAAAGGAATGAAATACAGCTTCGGACTGGGAGGCCTCCACGGGGCAAGGCCGAAAAGTTATTGGGAAAACGTATGGACCATGGACGTAGAGTCCTATTACCCCAGACTGGCTGTAGAGAATAAATTCTATCCCAGACATCTGGGTCCAAGGTTTACAGTGGGATATGACAAACTCTTTCAGAGCAGAAAGGCAATTCCCAAGGGGACCAATAAGAACAAAGCCCTCAAGGAAGCGCTAAACGCTTCATTTGGAAAGAGCAATTCAAAGTACAGTAAACTCTACGACCCGGTGATGACCTTTGCCATTACCGTTAATGGGCAGCTTTTGCTGGCAATGTTGTGTGAGGCGATAGAAAGACTGGGTGCCGGTAAGGTAGTGATGGCCAATACCGATGGTATCGAGGTGATTCCCTATAAGGAAGAGCTCTTGCAGAAGATAATGAATGAATGGCAAAAGATGACGGGACTCAATCTGGAGTCGGGAATATATTCCCACATGTTGGTTCGTGACGTAAATAACTATATCGCCAAAACACAGGCGGGTAAGCTCAAATTAAAAGGAGCATACGAAGTTGAAAAAGAACTTCATAAGGACCCCAGTGCACGTATTGTCCCCACCGTTATTCAAGATTGGTTCAGGGATGGTTGCAAGACGTCTCTCATTAAGTATTACGACCGTTACATAACCAAACCTGAATTATTCTTCATGTTTGCCCGTGCAAAGACCGGGAAGTTTAATGCTGTAAGCAAAGACGGCACCCTTTTCGAAGATTTACCAAAAACCATACGTTACATCATTACAGAGACAGGCTATGTCCTCAGAAAGCAAACAGACAAGAAGTCGGAGAAGGTGCACTCAAAAGAGTACATTAGTTTATTCAACAACCTTGCCACACTCGGCATGGACGACATCCCTATTAACCACCTCTGGTACTTCAGAGAAATCAAAGCGCTTACCGAGTTCGCAGTAGCAAAACCAACTTTATTTTAACAACATGAAAAATGCAGATAAATCAGCATATCCGGCCCCTCAACATCTTCACACCTTCGAAACAGTAGGTTTAACTAAACGTGAAATATTTGCTATGACTGCAATGCAGGGGATACTTGCAAATCGTGAATCAAACATTGATTACGAAACGGCATCCATCCACGCTGTCAAATTTGCCGATGAACTTCTTAGACAACTTGAGTAAAATGACTAAAGAAGAATCACTAGAGAAACTGCTTGAAAAGTTCAAGCAGGACCCTCAGTACGATCTCAAACAGGAATTCGGTAAGCTTCTCATGAGGCATATCGATAGTTTCACTCCCGCAGAGCGCGAGCGCTACGAAGAGCTTCAGAAAATACTCATGACTAAACCCGCTTAACAATGCCACCTGTTGCCAAACTAATTCTCGTCCAGATTGTAATCTTTGTTGTATACATCGCTTACATCTGGATTAGATACCGCGTACAGGAGTCCATTTCGGATTCCTGGTACGCCCTGAAAAAACACGCAAAGTTATTTACCTTCTTTCTCTGGGCCATCGCAATACCGATGTGTATTATCGGTGGCTTAACAGAGAATATTTGGTACTTTCTGTCAGGTGGATTTTTGTGTTTCACTGCGGTCGCTGCCGATTACAAAGGTTGGAAGACAACTGAGGTCGTTCACGTAACAGGTGCTATTGGCGGGATTGCTTTGGCTCTCTATGGGTTATTCTCATCGAATGCCATTTGGTTTCCTATAGCGGGGACTCTTGTATTTGCACTCATCGCTGAGATTCGTAAAATCTCTAATAAGACCTGGTGGGTAGAAATCGCAGCGTTCATCTTTATTGAAGTGGGTTTAATTTATCAAACTTTAACATTTCCACTATGAAAGTAAAAAGCAAGAAACACAATAATGTGTACTACGAATACTTCTGGGTACGCGGGTACACTCTGAAGTTCTGGATTGGACCCCAGGGATTTACGCTAGAGCGCAAACCAGAAAATAAAACAATGCTCGACTGGTATATCTCCATGCTTGACAATGCATTTGAAACCTTGGTCAGACACGGATCAAAAACAATTGTCTCTGACGCAGCCGCGTCCCGGCTCGTGCAGAAGATAGACTGGCTTGAAGAGGCAGAGCTTGCCTGGTTTGAGCATGCTGTAGAGCAGGAGGCCCGGATTCAGAAGCTCGAACAAGAGTTAGCGCTCTTGATACTTAAACCGGAGAAGCCTAAGAAATCGTGGTGGGAACCTATTTAACATAATAAAATTTATATAAACGATGAAGGATAACATTACCGCACTGGCCGAAAAGATTCTTCTGGCCAGAGCACACAAGGCAGACGAATCTACTACTGAGTACCACGCCAGCATCGCCTGGCAACTCGCACGCGAGTTTTACGCCCAGCGTGAAGAAGAGCTTGCAAAGGTACCTGAGAAAGCCGAAGCGTTTTGAAAACACAATTAATATACTCTCCACCCACCGTCTTTGTGATGGTGGGTGAAGAGAAACACTATATCGGGGAAATTCACCACGAAACCCTGGTTGTCAAACGCGACCGCAAGAAACACCTTATGAAAAGGTGGAATGCTTACGGGTTTAACGCCGAACTCGTTGACAGCGGTGAAATAGAAGTTATCGTTGTTGAGGAGCCAGGAGGTCAACTACTCATCACTGCGGAGAATGTAAAAACATTTGGTCGCATCCACCAGGAGGAAGGATGGGACAAGCAATATTTTGTATCACTAGACCAATTCACAAAGGTATAATGGAAGAACCTACATCCCGATTTATTACCTTACTCTCTTTTCTCTTAATCCTCATTATCTTAGGATATTTTATACCTACAGATAAACACGGATTATGGCCAAGAACCGTAGGGCATTTTATGATTATGGTCATGGCCTTATTAACTGCCGTCGGATTTATCTTACATCTATTATCATGACCAGAGACGAACGCCAGAAGACCAGCGTGAAGAAATTCATCGCCACCGGGGGACGTGGCTGTTTAGTGGCCGTGACCGCGTTCGGTAAAACCCGGATAGCTCTCCACCTGATTCGCCACACCCGAAGAAGCGTCCCCACCAGGAAAGCCATTGTCATTGTCCCGACGGAAAACCTGAAAGAGCAATGGGAGGAGGAGCTTCGCAAGGAGAAACTGGACGCTCATTCGGAGGTAATCATTATTAATACCGCCATCAAGCGCAAGCTGGAGTGTGACCTGCTCATTATCGATGAGATTCACCGCACCGGTGCAGAGACCTTCTCCAGGATTTTCGATACAGTAAAGTACAGATTCATCCTTGGCCTTACAGGCACACTGAAACGCCTGGATAAGAAGCACAAGGTCATTGAGGAGAAGTGCCCTGTATTTGACGTAATAAGCCTTAAGGAGGCACGGGCTAATGGATGGGTCTCCGATTTCCTGGAGGTCAACCTGGGGCTGCATTTACCCCCTGCCGACCTGATTTGGTATAAGGAGATTGAGGAGAAGTACAACAAGGCCATGGACCTGTTTGACTGGGATTTTGGAGTCATGTTTAAATGCGGCTCCTCTATTAAGCCCCTCCCTCCCAAGAAGACCCGGGAGGGGACGCTCTATATTGACCCTCCCGCAGTAGCGGTTGCAAGGTCCAAAGGGTGGAAAGGAAATAGTGCCTATACGGCCTGGCAGAAATATATGGATGGTGAGCGTGAGGCGGAATGGTGGGGTCATGATTTTGTGCACGCCTACCACCCAAAGAAAATAGCCATTATCGCAGTCAACGGAATCAGGTCAATAAGCGCGATTCGCAAGTTTGTCAGCAACCATCCATCAAAAGTGACAGCCGCACTGGAAATATTAGGGAAGTTTGAAAGAAAAACTATTACATTTGCTGAGAGCACAGCAATCGCCGATGAACTAACCAAAAAGCTGAATGAGATTCCTCCTTTTCCCTTAGCGAAAAGTTATCATTCAGCACTATCACCCATCATCGTAGCAGGGAAAAAACTTAGCAAAAAAGCCACAGGTCATCACGTTCTCGAAAGTTTCCGGATAAATGACTGCACCATACTTAACACAGCCAAGAAGCTGGACGAGGGTGCAGATTTCCCATCGGTAACACAAGGAGTTCGCCTGGCAGGCACAAGCTCTCCAACACAACAAACTCAACGTAGGGGTAGGATTATCAGAGCAGTGGAAGGAAAATTCGCACTGATGTGGAATATCTATCTGATAGATACCATGGAAGTGCGATGGCTTAAACGCTCTCAAAACTATTCCAGTGATATTTTGTGGACGGAGAACATTGACGAAGTACTTGAAATCCTTCACGAAGCAGATGAATGAGAAGCAGATTTTAGAGTTTTGTTTAACTCATGGTATTACAGTGAAGCAGTTCTTCATTGTGTACACAACATCACGCCGGTGGAAGGGATACGCGCAGGAGGCATTGCAGTTCTTTAAATCAGAACCTTGGACAGAAGATGAAGTTAGGGATTTATTGGAAAAGAAAATTCTTATCTCTTCGGATGGTAGTTGTTACTATCTGTCTCTAAAGGTTAATTCCGAATTCTCTCAGTCCGGTCTTCAGGACCAGGAAATGGGGGAAGAGCTATGGCAGGCCTATCCTGCAACATTCCCTTTAACAGGTGGTGGAAATTTTAATGCCCGGACCACAAAAGGTTTGGGTAAGGAAGTAATTATCAGCGAATACTTAAAACGCATTGGCAACAAGCCGGAGAAACACCTCCAGGTAATGAAGGTACTCCCCCGGTATATAAAAATGGTTCAGGCCGGGAAGATAAATGGCCACTCTATCACCGATTTTATTAAGGATGAAATGTGGGATACCATCACTGAGCCTATGGAGACAGAGTTCAAGCCTAAATTTGGAACTGATATATGAGCTTCCGCGCACGCGCTCTCAAAAGGGTACATGATAACCGCGACAAGAAGCTCGCCGGTGGATATAATAGTATTCCTTTTGGTTATAAGCGTCTCCAACAATTTATTCCGGGAGTTCAGAAGTCCAACATCGTACTGATGACCGCCAACAGCGGAGTGGGAAAAAGTAAACTGTGCAAGAACATGTACGTGTTCCGGCCCTTCGACTTTGTTCACCGTAATCCGCATTTAAATATCAAACTCAGTACATTGTACTTTTGCCTGGAGGAGCCGGGAGAAGCATTCGTTCACAGCTTGTGGTGTTATAAGCTGCGGGAGCTACACAAGCTGCGTATCTCTATTAAAGAGCTCCGTTCGCAGTTAAACCCAGATGACCCGACTGCAATGGTGAGCACGGACATCCTGGGGAAAATAGATGACCTGCAGGATTACACCGATGAATTCGAGAAGTCCGTCATGCTCATCGATGATGTCCGGCACCCTTACGGTATTTACCGCAGGTGTGTGGACTTCCTGGAGAGCGTGGGGGACTACGATATGGAACCGGTAAAGTTCTGGAACAAGGCAACCGGTAAGATGGAGACTAAAATCGTCAAGGGTCCTTACTTCACCACTCACCCTGACCACTATGTTCAAATCATTATTGACCACGTCTCGCTGATAGAACCGGAGAAGGGTCAGGATTTATTCGAGGCTATTCGCACACTGTCTAACCGATATCTTGTATCATTGAGAAATCGCTATCACTGTTCAATCGTGGTAGTGCAGCAACAAGCAAGCGATAAGGAGAAACAACAATACACATATAAGGGAGCGTCAATCGAGTCCAAGCTTGAGCCCTCTCTTGACGGTCTGGGAGACTGTAAATTAACGCAGAGAGATGCCGATGAAATCTTTGGCATTTTCGCACCCGACCGTTACGAGATTAAAGAGCACAGGGGATACGACATCACACAACTTCAGGACAACTACAGGAGCTATCTGTTCCTAAAGACCCGCGATGGAGAAGCAAACAAGAGATTGGCATTTTTCTTTGATGGCGCCACAAACTTTTTGGCGGAACTACCTCCAGCGGACAAGATGGATTCCGATGCATATGCGAAGGCCCTGCGATTAGCAGGACGTTAAATCGATTTAATTAAGAGGGCAATTTCAACACATGAACAAGATTTTATATTTAGCACCTAGCGGTACTGGAAAATCAACTTCCCTCAGAAACCTCAATCCCTCGGCAACTGCCATTGTCAACATTGACAAAAAAGCATTGCCCTTAAGAGGTTGGAGAAGTCTGTATAAGACTGAGCGAGATTCTACCGGAAAAGTAGATTGGGGATTAACCAACTACATTGAAGTAGAGGACCCACATACGGTACTAAAAGTACTACATGCATGGGAGGCCCAGGAGTGGGTCAAGACCATTGTTATCGACACCATTACCCATATGGTCACTTACGACTACATGAACAATGCAATTGGAAAGGACTTCAAAGCCTATCAGGCTATGGGTAAGAACTTTTACAATATCATTGAGTTTGTCCGCGATTCCAAGAAGGATATTGTCGTAATGGGTCACATCGACCGGAAGATTAACGAGATGGGTGACGTTATCTGGGATATCAAAGTCCAGGGCAACATGATAAAAGATTTGGTGCCTGCCTCCTATTTCACAACAGTAGTTGTTGGAGAAATCCTTCGCGAGAAGGGCAAAAGCCCTCGTTACGTGGTGCGTACGCAAGGAGAGGGTAATGACCCTGCAAAATCACCTGCCGCATTCGGTCCAAGCGAAGAAGTAGAAACGGCACTTCAACTTTACGAACCCAACGACGTGAAGCTTATTATGGATAAGTTGGACGCATTCGAAACCATCTAATGTTAGAACTACAATCGTCGCAAGAGCATTAGAATTTTTAATAAACAAGTTTAATTTTTCAACACATGTCAAAAATTAATTTCAAAGGAGTAGAAGAAGCACGCGAGTCACAGATGACTGAACCGGGAACCATCGACGTGTTTACCATCAAAGAGGTGAAATTTGATTCCACCAAAAACAAAGGGACCTATTACATGGGCGTAACTTTTCAGCGTCCTACTGACTCTTTCAACCACTCTTTCTTTTTGAGCGAGAAAGCACTACCCCGGGTGAAGTCCCTGGTGAAGCACGCCGCCAATAAGGAGTTGGAGGATGAGCTGAGTGAAGAGCAACTCATCAAGATGCTTGAAGGTAGGGAGCTGGCTTTAAAGGTTATTCCTAAGTTCGACGAAGAGAACGGAAGGGTATACCCCGACCTGGCATTTGGAGGTTTCTGTAAAGATGCTGAAGACCTCAGCAAACTCGTCTTTAACGAGCGCGAGAAAGCCGACATCGAACGTGCACGCACAATCCGCAGGAAAGCAAACCCTGCAGATGCAGATGCGCCTACAACAAAGACTGCAGCACCCGTTGCAGCTAGCGTTGACGAGGACATCTTTTAATTCATTTTAAAGAAAGACATGCCAATTTCATTTACACCGGACTTGTCGGTTAGCTTTATCCTTGAGAGGGCGAGTGAAGAGGAAATCTTCGAACGCTATGGCAACGGCTTGAAGGTGCAAACAGGTATGTTCTGTTCTACACTGCGTAGTGACCGGCGCCCAACGTGCCGGTTCTACCGCAGTAGTAGGGGTAAATTATTACTTCACGATTTCAGCGGGAATTTTCACGGAGATTGTATTGACCTGGTTCGTAGAGTAAAAGGACTGGATTATCACGAGGCGCTTAGAGATATAGCCAAAACGTTTGGCATCATTTCTGGAACACCCAGACACCCTGTTATTTCAGGCATCACCATCGGACCTAAAGTTTTATGTGACCTTCGGATTAAGTCTCTGCCCTGGGATGCACAGCATATGGATTATTGGGACGAGTACGGGATTACCTCGGAAACTCTCGAGAAGTTCGACGTTGTCCCTGTAGAGCGTGTGTGGCTAAATAGTTTCCTTTATTACAATCGTGACTTTACCAGGAAAACCGAAGTGGTGTTCGCATACCGGTTCGGGTCACTGGATTACAAAGTTTATTTTCCTATGCGTAAGGAGCGGAGGTTTTTACACAATAACCCTGATATACTTCAGGGATATACCGAGCTTCCTCTTTATGGAGATGTAGTTGTTATTACCAAAGCCATGAAGGATGTGATGTGTTTGTATGAATTCGGTATCCCCGCAATTGCCCCTATGTCAGAGACCTCTGTTGTAACCGACAGCGTACTGGCGGACCTGCAGTCACGTTTTAAAAAAGTGGTATCTCTCTACGACCGGGACCGTGTAGGTTACATCGCTTCACTGAGTTACCGCAAACGTGGAATCAAACCATTAATGATGCCCCGCAAACCCGGAGATATTTCCATGATGTCCAAAGGAGTTACTAAAGACTTCTCGGACTTGTGCAAACTCGACTACGGGAAGGCAAAAGAACTAGCAAACAAGTTTAAACTAATCTATTGGAAATGAAACGTACCATACGGGCCAACCTAGCTTTCTTCTTAGGGAGGAAAGATGAGATGACCATGATAGAATGGCTAACCCTGGCCGCGCTAATGACCAACGAAAGAGCTGAGAACATAGTGAAAAACATTCCGGGAAAATTTCAAATGTTGACTGGTAATGATATTTCCAGGTACAGTGAAATGGAAATTCTCGAGATGATAATCACAGACTCAGTTCTAACCCTAGACACGCGGCTTGGACCTCTTCAGTACTACGCCCGAAAGCGTTTACTGGAATTACACACTAACCCAACTGCCCATGATTCAGATTCAAATACCGGACTACCTTCGGGAGCTCCAGGTGTCCAAGACCAGGAGACCTAAATACTATAAGAACCCAGCGAAGGTGCCCAGGCAGTACGCCGACGCCACACGGTATGTGTTTAAAGATGGTAGGTTGTACGATAAGCAACTCAAACTTTATCCCTGTGCCAATATTAATCTTCTGGAGAAACCACGCTACGTCCGTATTAACGGAAATGATATCATGCGGATGCACTCCCGTGTCTGGGGAAAGATTGTCAAGGCCCTACACGAAATGTTCACCAATGCCATACAGGCACAAGTAAATAAGGAGGAGGCTCTTAAGATTGCTTTTCCTTGGAAAGTAAGCCTGGAATTTCGTACCCAGCACGGATATGCCGATTGGGATATTGACAATCCCTGGATTTACGAGAAGTGTTTTAACGACGCGCTTAAAAAAGTAATGGGGTTCGATGACAGTATTCTTAAAATCACCAATGGTGGAGAGAAGAAATTCAGACCTGTCAGAAGTTTTGAGACCCGCTCAATTGTGGCCACCATTGACACAGACACAGGGTTTCGATGGCCGGACGCTGACCGGATTATTCATGTGGACGAAGGTATCGAAGAGCCTGGGAAGTTGGATTACGACTATGAAAACGGTCACGCCACTATTCATACCGGGAGAAAGAAGATTCTTTATGGAAAGGCTAAAGACGCCATTACTGCCCTTATGTTCCGGTGCCTCAATGACATGGTACCGGTTTGTGTGACTCGCGAGGTGCATACCAAGTATGAGTCATTCTTTAATGAGTTCAAAAACTATAACGTCAAAATTATAATTAAAGCATAGATGTCAATAACACGAGAGAACTATTACGACACGTATGGAGTGTCGAACTCCTCACTGAATTATGCTCTTCCTGAATGCGGTGGTTCTTACAAAAAGTTCCGTGCCTTCATGGCTGGAGAGATTGGTAAAGAAGAGACACCGGAGATGAAACTCGGAACTTTAATTCACAAGTTCCTGGAGAATCCATCAACTGTCTTTCAGGTAATCAAGAACATGCCCAGTGAGGCGATTTGCCGTATTATCAAGGATATTGCTCCCGATACCCGTCCTGAATTAAAGGACTACCCTAAGGAGATTGTTGTCAATGCGCGTCACTATGATTACCAGAGAGGCTGGGGTGATGAAGCAATCTGTAAAAAGATTGTTACCGAGGGCTCGGAGTATTTCAAAGCCCTCCACTCAGGGAACACCATCATTGACCAGGAGACCAGCGATTTGCTACAAAATATCAGTAACGAGATACGGAAGGATTATTCTCATTTGCTGGATGACAAGGCGTTTGAAGCTTTGGCAGGGGCAGACTGGAAAGTCATGAAAGAGGCTGCGTTTTCCTGGGTTGAGGATGAGATTACCTTCAAAATGCTTATCGACCGATTGGAGATAAATGACAAGCGAAAGGAGATTGACTTCTACGACTTTAAAACCACATCCAAGCCCCTTTCACTTTACATGGGGTACAAGGGGTACAAAGTCGAAGGTTCAACTGCGGACTTACTTTCTATCGTAGAGGATTTCCATCATGGTACCATGCTTTATTATCATGTGCCCCGACAGATTCAGTTTTACAAGAGAGGACTGCAACAACTCTTCCCGGGGTATAAAGTGACAGGTCATGTAGTTGCCATAGAGGTAAATGCGCCTTACGAGATTGCAATATTCAATATCTCTGCAGTTCCGGCTTACGAAAAGTATGGAGACATGCTTATCGACCGTGCCCTAAAGAAGGTATCTGAATTCTTCGAAAAGGAGATTTCAATATGAGTATTAAACCTTTGCTCGGAGAGTCATGGAGTCAGCGCTTGCCGAAGGCAGAGGAATTACTCGTGCCTGTAAGGGAAAGGCTCAACGCAGAGCTGAAGGCGGGAATTAAAATTTATCCTGCTAAGAAAAACATCTTCAGGGTTTTCACCGAGATACCCTTCGAGAAAGTCAAAGTTGTCTGGATTGGAC